TGTAATGAACGATATCTGTTTATGTTCGACCATGACTACCTTGATGGATTATGCCCTAAGTTGCTTGATGCCCTCCTAACAAGTGATTTGTTTAAGTTAACTGATAATCGGAAGCAGTACCGCAAGCCCCTAAAGAAAAAAGAAAAGCCGAAATAATAATGTCATGCCATACCTCCGTAACTGGTCAGCCTGAACCATAGCGACAAATCAGGCGGTGTAAAGGTCCTGGGCAGCTTGTAGTTTAACCAATGCCTAAGGTTTAAGGGTTGCCCCATTATTAAGTTTGGAGGGTTTAAAATGAATAACGCTCTTTGGTTAGAGGAAAGACGAAAAGGAATAGGAGGAAGCGATGTAGCCGCAATCATGGGTATCTCTCCGTGGAAAACAGCATACCGCGTTTATCAGGAAAAAAGAAAGGAGGTTGAGGATTGGGAAGGTAACGAAGCAACAGATTGGGGGAAACGGCAAGAACCGGTACTGCGCCAATGGTATTCAGACTTTACCGGTCGTTCCGTACGACTTCCCGATAAAATCATGTATCATCCTAAATATCCGTTCATGCTGGCAAGTTTAGACGGTTTTACGGATGATCCGCGAGGCGTGGAAATCAAAACATCCCGCATAAGTAAGGGGTGGGGCGAGCCAGGAACAAACGAAATCCCTGATTATTATATCCTTCAGATTCAGCATTACATGGCCGTGACCTCATTTCCTGTATTCGACGTTCCCGTTTCTATCGGAGGTGGCAGCCCTGTGCTGTATGAGGTGCCAGAGGACAAAGAATTACAAGAGATGATAATTGATGCCTGTGCGGACTTTTGGCAGCGTGTCGTTGACGGTAGGCCGCCGGAGCCGGTAAATTACGCAGATGCCGTGCAAAGGTTTGGCAAAAGTGAGGCACAAGGAATCATACAAGCCTCTGATGCGGAAATTCAACTTGTAACCGAGCTGAAAGCCGTCCGTAGTTATATCAGCGAATACGAGACCAAGGAAGAGGAAATTAAGGCGAAACTCATTATTGCTTTGGGGGAAACAGGAGATACACTCACGGGTACATTCAGCCAGCCCCTTATCACCTATAAACTCGGTAAAGGAAGAAAATCGTTTGATGTAAAGACATTCGAGAGAGACCATCCAGAACTTTACAGGGGTTACTTAAGAACGGGAGAGGCGCAGCGCCGCTTTCTCTTGAAATAGGAAGGAGAAAAACAAGATGCCTCTTTTTCAAGACCTTTCCGGCCAGCAGTTTGGAAGGTTAACCGTAATTGGTAAAGCGGAAAATCACGGCAAAAGAACGGCTTGGGAATGCCGGTGCATTTGCGGAAAGGTTGTATCTGTTACATCAAACCTTTTAAAAGTGGGCAAAGCAAAGAGCTGCGGATGCCTTAGAAAAGAGGTATCCGCAAAACGTAAAGCAACGCATGGCAAAGGTTACGAATGCCGCGAGTATCGCTCTTGGAATGCAGCTAAAAAGCGATGCTACACGAAAAGCAACGAAGCATATAAAAATTATGGAGCGTTGGGGGTAAAGATGTGTCCACGGTGGGAGAAATCTTTCGAGAATTTCCTTTTGGATATGGGTGAATGCCCGCCAAGTATGACGTTAGACAGGATAAACCCATTTGGAGATTATGAACCATCCAATTGCCGGTGGGCAGATAAAGCAACGCAAGCAAAAAATACAAGGAAGCACTGGGAAGGAGAAATGTAAAATGGATGTCCCGTCAATATACAATGAAGCACCAATCGCCACATCGCCTAATACAGCGTTGGTAACAATAGCAAGCAGCCGCGAAGTAGCTGAGGCTCAATCAGCCATTGTGGTTGCTAAGAGATTCCCACGGAATGAAATTGATGCCCTTGATAAGATAAAAAACGCCTGTCAGCGGCCTTCTCTCGCCGATTCTGCTATGTATTCCTATGCTCGCGGGGGCTCAGATATTACTGGGCCGTCCATCCGGTTAGCTGAAACAATGATCCGCCTATGGGGAAACGCTTCTTACGGCATTAGAGAAATTGAGCGCAGAAATGGTGAAAGCGTGATTGAGGCTTTCGCGATGGATTTGGAAACGAATGTCCGACAGGTCAAGGTTTTCACAGTACGGCACGAGCGTCATACGAAAAAGGGGAAATACACCCTCGAAGATCCCCGCGACATCTATGAGGCTGTGGCCAACCAGGGAGCCAGAAGACTGAGGGCTTGCATCCTTGGAATTATCCCCGGCGACATCACGGAAGAGGCCGTCTCCGAATGCGAGAAGACATTGAAGGCTAAGGCTGACACTTCGCCAGAGGCATTGAAAAAACTTGTAGAGGCATTTACAGCGTTCAAGGTTACAAAAGAGCAGATTGAAAAACGCATTCAAAGGCGCTTGGATTCCATTACGGCGGCACAGCTTATCCAACTACGGAAGATTTACAATTCCCTCAAAGACGGCATGAGTGGCCCCTCCGATTGGTTTGAAGTCGCGCCGATTGTAACGGAAGAAAAAGCCAATCCCACAGACTCATTAAAGGAGAAGCTGAGGAAAGGCAAAGATGATAAGCAGGCAGAAGAAATCCAAGCCCGTTTTGAGTGCGTTAACGGCGGCTTTGTTACTTGTGAAATTTGCGACACCTGCAAAGACAAGGCCGATAAGAACGGGGATGAATGCCCCGCCTACAAAGCAAACAAACAGAATCCATCCTAGCCTCCAAAATCCCCTTGGCCTCTCAGGGGATTGAATGAGAGGCACTAAATTAAGGAGAATTATAACATGGAAAAAGAGGAAGGGGTTTCTTTGGAGACGTTGGGACAGGGAGCCGCAGTAGAGCGGTTTAACTTGGCGCTGCAAGATGTACTGAACAATATACAGGACGTGAATACCAATGCGAAGGCTGCAAGAGTGGTCACACTGAAGGCTACCATCAAGCCGTCAGAAGATCGGGGCGTAGGCACAATAGTTGTTGATGTCGTGTCAAAGATGGCTCCTATTAAACCGTTCGACGTTCATGTATTTCTCGGCGTTGACAACGACGGACACGGCCATGCCACGGAATATGTACAGCCTCCGTTGTTCGATCCAAAATCAGAAACAAAACCAAAACAGACAGAGAATATTTATAAAATCAATAAGGAGGCGCAAGCGTAATGATAAAGGAAGCTATTGAAAAGATATTGTCACTTGGCGGCATAGAGATAATTGATATTGAGGGCCGTAACTATGCCAAAGGGCCAGAAGTCATCAAAGCGGTATTGCCGCCCCATGCTGAAACGCTCGGCATAAACACGCTGACAGGCATTGTGGACTATGTGCCTACCCTCGGTACAATGATCCATGTTGTGAGTCATAAGTCCGTCAACGTCATTGATGCAGAATACGTCAACGGATGGCTCACACGGTCAACCCATGTATCGGCTGTCCATGAATCCCCTTCTTTCCGTTTCGGCCACTTTATGAACGTAGAGGAATTCATCATTAATTTGCAGGCCATGTTTGTGCAGGATGACTGTACGGCGGCTATCCTCAAGGTTGTCGGAAATATCCAGGAGGAAGCAGTATCACAGTTTTCCGATGATGGAGTTACGCAGGCTATCACAGCTAAAGCCGGGATATCAAGAGTTGAACGGGTCGCGCTCCCGAACCCCGTCACGCTCAGACCATACCGAACATTCATGGAGATTGAACAGCCTGCCTCTACATTTGTTTTCAGGATGCAAGGCGGCCAAGGCGTCACAAAGCCGTCATGCGCTCTCTTTGAGGCAGATGGGCGTATGTGGCAATTAACGGCAATAAATTCAATCAAGGAATGGCTGGCGGATAAAATGCCGGGCGTAAAGATTATAGCGTAACACTAATTGAACCAACGGGGGCGGGTATCCTAGTGGCACAGGCGATTAGTACACGCAAGGTTCAATTCCTGCTCCGCCCACCATAATAAGCAGGTGAAAAGATGAAATTATTTAGAGTTTCAATGGCGAGCATTTATAAATGGGATAAGAAAATTAGGACTTTATACGTTATCCAGCCAGATAAAAATGAGGCCATAGCGTATGTTAATAGAACTAAAAATGCTATTTTTGAAATCAAAAAGGTTTGCTATCTTGGATATGAGCTATCTGCTTCTATGTTCAAAGGTGGCAAAGAGGAATAGTCCACGGAAGCCTCTGGTAATGAAATCAGTTTCGTTACCAAGCGCACGAAGGTAGCCGCCCCCCCGTGGATTTTTAAAGGAGAGGAAATGCAGCCACCAGAACGACCGAAGAAGGAATGGACGCTAAAATCAGCCGTTGAGCAGCTAGAATCATGCGATTATCACGCTATTGCCGGGTCGCTGATATGGAACGATGCGTTTATCTGGATTAAATACGAGGCGTCATTGGACGTTGTATGCCCTTTTTGTGGAGAGGGCGAATTTGACAAGATTGGCCTTAAACTACATTTAGAACGAGGCCATTGTGATGAATACAGGGAAGTGGATGTTCCATGCCGCCATACCTAACCGAAATACTTTTAGATTTACAGATAAGCAAGCAAAGCAGGCAGCTAAGGCAGAAACGGGGGAGCGATGAAAGGCATAATCTTTAACGCAGAGATGGTGAAGGCTATTTTAGACGGAAGGAAAACGGTTATGAGAAGGCCGGTAAAACGACCCGATTTTTTATCCGATGGTTGCCACCCTGCCGGGATTGGGCATCATACGAAACGAATTAAAGCCCCATACCGAGTAGGCGAAACCGTCTATGTCAAGGAAAAGTGGACATTACACGATGGTGATTATCATCCTGTCGACGGCGATATTGGAATGCCTATATATAGAGCCGACCACCGGACAGGGAATGATGGCCCGGATAAAATTAAATGGCGCCACGCTATCCGCATGCCGGAGTGGGCGAGCCGAATCAAGCTCGAAATTGTCGGTGTCAGGGCTGAGCGATTACAGGAAATCACAACAAGAGATTGTCTTGCTGAAGGTTGTCCGGTCCCGAACATAAAAGACCATGCTGCTGCGGCATTAATCAAAAATGTTGGTATCCCCCCGAAGAAGTGGTTTGCAGAGCGTTGGGACTCTATCTGCCGCGACAAATACACGTGGGATAGCAATCTCTGGGTTTGGAGAATAGAATTTAAGGTTTGCAAAGCTTTGGATAACAGGAGTGAATAAGAGGATAATATCGATGATGAACAAAAAGTCATTACGACAACCGGACAAGACTATGTGGCAGATAGCAATATATAGGGTAGCGTTGGCGGCAAAAAGAATAAACCGCAGGAGAAGATATCGTTGCGTCTGGTTCGTGGGATAGGGAGGGGTTGAAAAATGAAGAAGGTCTTCGCAGTGAGCAGTGGAGAGTATTCTGATTATCGGGTAGTTGCAATCTTTACCACAGAAGAAAAAGCCGAGACATACATGAACGCCGTACCAAGCAGCGACTATAACGACATTGAAGAGTATGAGTTAGACCCTCCCATAGCCGACCTCATTAAAAGGGGTTATGGGATATGGCTTGTCCATATGCTGCTCGACGGGTCAACTGAACAAGTGAGG